ACCAGCTTCCGTGCGCTGTCGAAGCTCACGGCCGGCGCCGGCGCCAACACGGTGCCGACGTCGTTCTACGACCAGCTCGTCGCGCACATGATCGAGGTGTCGGGCGTCCTGCAGACGAACCCGACGGTCCTCAACACGGCGTCCGGGGAGTCGCTGCAGATCCCCAAGACGACGGCGCACTCGAGCGCGGCGATCGTCGCCGAGGCCGGCACCATCGCCACGTCCGAGCCGACGTTCGGTCAGATCACCCTCGGCGCGTTCAAGTACGGCGACCTCATGCAGGTGTCCCGCGAGCTCGTCACCGACACCGGCGTCGACCTCGAGGGCTACCTGTCGATGCAGGTCGGCCGCGCCCTGGGGAACGCGCTCGGTGCGCACCTCATCACGGGCACGGGCACCGGGCAGCCGCGCGGGATCCTGACGGACTCCACGCTTGGCGTGACCGGTGGCACGGGTGTCGGTGGCGCGTTCACCGCCGACAACCTGATCGACCTGCAGTACTCGGTCATCGCCCCGTACCGGGCGTCGCGGTCCTGCGCGTGGATCACGAAGGACTCGACCCTCGCGACGATCCGCAAGCTCAAGGACACGACCAACCAGTACCTGTGGCAGCCGTCGATCCAGGTCGGCGCGCCGGACACGCTGCTGGGCAAGCCGATCGTCACGGACCCGTTCGTGCCGGCCGTCGCGGTCACCGCGAAGAGCATCGCGTTCGGTGACTTCTCGCAGTACTTCGTCCGGCTCGTCGGCGGCGGGGTGCGGTTCGAGCAGTCGAACGACTTCGCGTTCAACACCGACCTGATCACGTACCGGGCGATCCTGCGCGCCGACGCGGCGCTCGTGGACCTCACGGGCGCGATCAAGCACTTCGCCGGCGCGGCGACCTGATCCATCCGGATCTCCCGGCCGGGGCCGCCACCCCCGAGGCGGTCCCGGCCGGGGCCCGCACCGAACCCGGATCTTCCCCGTCGACGACGAACAGGAGCAGCAGCATGCGAGTCAGGATGCTCGGCAGCATCACGGGCCACCAGGTCCTCACCGGCCCGAACGGCGAGGCGATCTACGTCGACCCGCCGGTCCGCGGGGACGTCGTCGACGTCGACGAGGACACGGCGGCGTCGTGGCTGCGCGCCGGCATGGCCGAGGCGGCCGAGGACGCGCCGGCCGCGGAGGCGCCGGTCGAGACCGCGGCCGTCGACACGACCGGCAAGCGGCGCGGCGGGAGCTGACATGGCGAAGGCGCGATACACCGTGCCCGGGGTGGCGTCGTCGATCGCGGCGAACACCCCGAAGAGCATCATCTCGGCGGTGGCGCCGGCGACGTTCGGGCTCGACCTGGTCGGGTTCGAGGTGTCGTTCGAGGGTGCGTCGTCGACGGCGAAGCCGGCCCGGTGGGAGCTGTGCTCGTCGACGCAGGCGACCGCGGGGACGTCGACGGCGGCGACGCCGGTGCAGGTGGCCGGGCGGACCATCACGTCGGGCATCACCGGCGCCACGAACTTCACCGTGGAGCCGACCGTCCTGACGCCGGTCCTGGCGGACTACGTGCCGGTGTTCAACGGGCTCCTGAAGGTGGAGTTCGCGCCGCTGACCGGCTACGACTGCGCGCCGTCGAACGGGTGGGTGCTGCGGATCACGACGGCCGCCGGTGAGGCGACCGTGAACGCGAACGGCACCCTCGTCCTCGAGCGGTGCTGACGTGGCACGCATCTTCGACCTGACGCTGCCCGCCAGCCTGGAGGACGAGCAGCGGGCGCGGTTCGTCGCTGCGCTGAAGGCGAAGGTGCGGCCGACCGACGCCGAGGTCGACCTGATGGCCCGCGCGTACATGGACCTGCTGGAGCAGCAGGTGGCCGCGGGCCTGGGGGCGCCTGGGGTCGAGGTGTACGTGTCGCGGGCGACGATCGAGGTCGACGACCCGACGGGCCTGGACCTGGAGTCGCTCGGGGCGCAGGCGGCGCAGCTGTTCGCGGCTGCGACGCCGACGCCGGAGCTGATCCACGCCGCGGCCGCGATGGTCCTCGGCGAGGCGACCGCGACGACGCTCGGCCTGTAGGCGGGGTCGTGGCCGACAACACCCAGCTGAACGCCGGTGCGGGTGGCGACACGATCGCGACGGACGACGTCACGACCCTGAACGGGTCGGCGTCGGCCGGTGTGAAGGTGCAGCGGGTCAAGGTCCTGTTCGGGCCGGACGGCACGGCGACGGACGTCGCGGACGCCCCGGGCGCGTACCTGCCGGTCATCATCGGTGCCCGCACGACCTACGGGTGCGCGACGGGCCCGATCACGGGTGCGACCGCGGTCGGGACGAAGACGCTGGCCTACCTGTGGCACCCGGCGGCCGTCGCGGCGTTGTCGTACGGGCTGATGGCGGTCAACGTCAACCAGATCGCCGGGGCGGGCGGCTCGCAGCGGATCGAGTTGCGCCGGATCACGGCGGAGAACGTCACGCCCGGCGGCACGACCGGCACGATCCTGGCGCACTCGTCGGCGTCTGCGGCGTCCGGCGCCACCGTCCGCATCGCGCCGACCGGCGCGCCGACGATCGCGGCCGGGTCGTTCGGGTCAGCCAACGTCCCGACGAGCACAAGCGGCAACGCTTCCTTCCCGCCGTTCCTCGCGGGCCAGCTCCTCGAGGACGCGCAGACGTACCTGGCGCGTGCCGGCGTCGCCGAGGGGTACGTGATCACGCAGGAGGTCGTCACCACGATCACGACGGCGCCGACGTTCAACATCTCCTGGTCGTGGTGGGAAGGCTGACGGGTGTTCACCCCGGACCTTCCTGCAGGGCTGCGGCTGGCGGGTTCGACGAAGCTCGCCGCCGCTGCGACGACGACGTCGGTCCTGACGATCGACCCCTTCGACATGCTGTGGATCACGTACTCGGTGACGGGGTACGGCGCCGCGGACATCGCCGCGTTCCGGTTCGGGGGCACCGGCGGCGCAGTCGACTCGGCGGCGAACTACTGGGACCGGCACATGCAGTCGGCGGCCGGCGGCACGACGTTCACGAACACGCAGACCGCGTCCTCGACGATGATCCGGGTCGCGGCGGCGACGGCGACGACGGGCCGGGTCGGGTCCATCACGGTGCAGAACTTCGCGACCATCGCGAAGATCGCGTCGTTCTCGAACAGCCCGATCACGCAGACCGCGAACGCTGCGACGGTCGGCGTCGTCCAGCTGGGCGGCGGGCAGTGGACGAACACGACGCAGCAGATCGTCAGCGTCCAGATGGTGACCGCGGGCGGGCAGACCCTTTCGGCGGGCACCGGGTTCGCCGTGTGGGGCCTCAACTTCTGAGGCGCTAGGGGGCGGCCGCGGTGCTTCTGTGGCAGCTCGGTGGCGGGCAGGCTGCGGCTGCGCCTCGCGCGCCCCGCCCGATCGTCGTCACGGCGCCGGGGCTGGCCGCGGCCGCCGCGACCGTCATCGTCCTGCGGGGTGTCGTCGCCGCTCCGGCGGCCGCGCCTGTGGCCCCTGTCGAGCCGGTCGTCGTCGCCGTCCAGGCGGTGCCGTCCACCGGGTCGGTGTTCGTGTCCCGGCCGGTCGTCGACCCGCCGGTGGTCGCGCCGGTCGTCGCCGCGACCGAACCGTTCGTCATCACCGCCCCGACGCTGCCGGCGGCGGGCACCGTCACCGTCACCCGGCCGCTCGTCGACCCGCCCGCTGCCGCGCCGGTGGTGGCGGCGACGGAACCGTTCGTCGTCGCCCCGGCCGGTGTCCCGTGGGCCGGGTCGGTCGTCGTCCTCACCGGCCGCGTCGACCCCGCCGTCGGGGCCGTCGTGGACCGGCCCCGCCCGGCCGTCGTCCGCCCGCCCGACACCCTCGCCCCGGCGGCCGTCTGGTGGACGCGGCCGCTCGTCGACCCGCCCGCCCCCGCCCCGGTCGTCGACCGGCCCCACCCGACCGTCGTCCGCCCCGACACGGTGCCGTCGCCGGCGACCGTCGTCGTCCTCGCCGGCCGCGTCGCCACCCCCGTCGTCACGTCCGTCGTCGGGACCCTCACCGGGGCCCGCGCGGCAGCCGCGGCCGCGCTGCAGGCGGCCCGCACCGCCCTCGGCCTCACCGGGGCCCGCACCGGACCTGCCTCGACCGGCGGCCGCGCCACCGGCACGTCCCTGACCGCGGCCGCAGGGCCCGCCCGCGCCGTCACCGGCGCCCGCACCGGCTCGACGACCACGGGCGCCAGGACGGCCCCCACGACCGCCACCGGCACCCGCACCGGCTCGACGACCACGGGCGCCCGCACCGGCAGCACCCAGACCGGCGCGCGGCCCGCCGCCGCGGCCCTCGAAGGCGCCACCACACCCGACCAAGAGCTGGAAGGGGGCCGCAGTGCCTAACGCACCCATCGAGCTGGGCGAGACCTACAACTACGCGTTCCAGGCCAAGGACGCCGCCGGCGTCAACATCGCGCCCGGGACCGTGACCGCGGTCGTCTCCCTGCCCGACGGGACCACCGCGAACCCCACCGTCACCGGGACGTCGCCGGCGACGATCGCGTACATCAGCCCGCAGGTGGGCCGGCACGTCCTGAACGGCACCGCGTCCGGTGGCGCCCTCGGGTCCGACGTCAAGAAGTTCGAGGACGTCTTCCACGTCGAGCCCGCCGGCCGGTACGTCGTCGGCATCGACGAGGCCCTGTCCCACCTCGCCGCCGTCGGGATCCTCACCGGCGTCAACGACATCGAGCAGCTGCGCTGGTACATCCTCGCGGCGAGCGACGCCGTCGAGCGGGACCTGGGCAGGATCGTCGCCCGCCGGTCCGTCACCGAGGTCTACGACGGCGGCGACTTCGACCTCGCGTTGCGGTCCACCCCCGTCGTGTCGGTGACGTCCGTCGTCGAGGCCGGGGTGTCCGTGGCGGCGTCCGGGTACACCCTGAACGCCACCACCGGCGTGCTCCTGCGCGGCGGGACGACGTCGCCGCAGCTGTGGCAGTGGGGCCGGCAGAACGTCACCGTCACCTACGTCGCCGGCATGCCGACGGTCCCGGCCGTGATCCGGCTCATCGTCCTGTCCGTCGTCGAGCGGATGTGGCAGGCGGCGCAGAACGCCGGCCACCCGGGCCTCGTCGACGACGTGTCGGCGCCGTTCGAGGCGGCGGCCGCGGTCGCCGCGTCGCTGCCGCCGCCCCTGCTCGCCGCCTACGACCGGCTGCGGGTCGGCGGGTTCGCGTGAGCGTCGCCGTCGACGTGGCGCATACCGCGCTCGTCACCCTGCTGCGCGGGCTGCACGCCGGCGACGTCGACCAGGTCCTCGTCGTCGACGGCCCCCCGGACGCCGAGGCGATGCAGCCGGACCGGGTGGTCGCCGTCCTCGGGTCGGTCGGGACGAGCGACATGGACGCCCTGTCCCTCGACACGTACGGGGAGCAGTTCGTCATCGAGGTCGTCACCTCGGTCGACATCGCCGCGAAGGGCGACGAGGGCATCGCCCTGGCCCGGTCGATCGCCGTGGGCCTGTGGGCCCGGCAGGAGCAGGCCGTCCGCGAGCACGCCACCGGTGACCTGGGCGCCGGCGCGCCGGTCCTGGGCGCGCGGCCCGCGAGCGACTGGCGGCTCGACCAGAAGGCGTCGGACAAGGGCCGGTCGGCCTGGATCCGGTGGGGCGTCCTCGTGACCG